AGTTAACCAGATGGCTTGATAATATGTTAGATTCATCTGATCCTGTTGCATCTGCATTAGTTTCGGCATTTATGACAGCAGAGGAATTATCTAGACTTTCAGCCATTGATAAAAAATACGAAATAGCAGATGCCTTAGAAGAGTTAATGAAACATCGTAATAAGAAGGTGTTTTCATCTGAAGAGGGTTTCTATTCGTTTATGTTAGAACACGATGAAGAAGGTAAAACTACTCAATATCTATTACGCCCTTATAAAAGTACATTTTGGGAAGATATAGAGAATATAAGGAAAGAGAACAAACTTAGTAGAACTAAAGAAGAAACTGCGGATGTTGTAAAATCCTTTGCTAAAATGCATAGGGAATTTGATGATGATGCTTTTCGTGAAGGTCTACAAGACTTTCTTAATGAACTTAGAGTTAGTAAAATTATATCTGTAAAAGAAATTCAGGGTATTCTAGAGTACATTGAGGGTCGATCCATGCTTCGTATAAACGATATTATACGTATGGAAGATCTTAATGATGAGGCAAAAAATGCTATTGAGAACTGGTTTGGTAAAAATGTTAAATTGTTTTATATATATAGTGAAAAGTATAGTAATAAGGAATGGGATGATTTTATGAAGCTGTGTGGTATAGATACAAAACAATCTCTATATGCTCAATATAAGGCTTTAAAAGATTCAAAAAATCCATATGCTATATTTTACACAAAGATAGAAGAGATAGCAAATCAAGCTAATTATATGATACCAAATGGGTATCGTTTGTTTGATAGACTTCCAGGTGTTATAAAATTAAATAATGAACGTATTAAAGCCGGGCAAAATCCTTTTACAATAGCCAAAAATAATTTTGATGTAGAATTTTTTGTACGTCCAGAAGATGTAGAACGTGGTAGTAAAGAAACAACTAATGAGTTTGGTAGGGTTAAATATTTTATACCTGTATATTATACAGCAAAAGTAGAACCAGAGAATCAATCTTATGATATTGCTGGTATATACTTTAAATTTTGGGAATCTGCAAACGACTATCGTGCAAAACGTAACATATTACCAGAACTTGAAATGACTCGTTATTTTATTAATGAGCGTCGTGCATTAAAACGCAGTGTGTTTAAAGATGTACTAAAAACATCTGGTAATACTGATGAGGACAAAGAACCTGTATATAAGGATAGAACTACATTAGCAGAGATGTTAAATGATTGGTTTGAGATGGCTTTGTATGGCAAGTATACTAAGGATGAAAAGGCTTTAGTAAGACTTAGTGATAAAAAATCCATAGATATTATGAAGAGTGTAGACCTACTTAACAGGTACACTTCTTTAAACTTATTAGGTGGTAATATTGTACAAGGTTTTGCAAACGTTTTAATTGGTGAAATTATGCAAAGTATTGAGGTTATAGCACACGAATATGTATCTGCTAAATCTTATACTAAGGCGGCTGCTTTATATACACAATTTCTACCACAAGTATTAGGTGATGTAGGTCGCAATGTACCAAAAACACTACCGGGATTGTTATACCAAGAATTTAATGTATTAGATGAAGACATATCTGAAACAATGTTTACTACTAATACTGCTACTGGGAAATTTTTAAAGAATACATCTATATACTTTGTACAACATGCTGGTGAACATTGGCTACAGAATAGATTCCTGTTAGCTATGTTAATGGAAAAACACATGGTTGATTTAAATGGCAACGATGTGGGTACATTGTTTAATCAATATGAAGTAGTCAATGGCAGACTTAAATTAAAACAAGAGTCTTCTATGTCTGCTGTTGATTATCAAAAATTTCTTGTAAAAAATAATTGGACAGCAAAAGATATACAAGCATTTAAACAAAAAATAAAAGGTGTTTTGTCTAGAATGCACGGTGAATATTCTGAATTGGGTAGAGTTGCTATTCAAAGAACAGCACTTGGTCGTATGGCTTATATGTTTAGGAAGTTTGTTGTACCTGGTTTCAGACGTAGATGGGGTCGTGAAATGTATATAGAACGAATTGGTCAGTATGTAGAAGGTAATTATATTAGTACAATAAAATTCTTTAGAAATTACTGGCGTGATTTGTTTGGCCTAAAATTTGCATTAATGTCAGAAAACTGGGCAGCTTTATCAGACCATGAAAAAGCTAATATTCGTAGAACTTTAGCAGAGGCTACGTTTGTTATAGGTGCTATTATTGCTGCATCAGCATTAGCTAAAGCAGGTGACGATGATGATGATGAATGGTTGATTTCATTTTTAGCTTATCAAAGTTATAGGTTGCGTGCAGAATTGTTATTTTTTACACCTAAAATTGATGAAGCCTGGTCTATATTACGATCACCAATGGCATCAATGGCAGTACTACAAAATTTGATAGACTTAGCTGGTCAGTTATCCCATCCTGCTGAATTATATGAACGAGGTCCTTGGAAAGGTCAATTAAAATTAAAGAAAATAATGTTTGACTTTATACCAATATATAAACAAATATATAAAGCACGAGATATAGAACAGCAAATTAGTTGGTTTAGGAATGATTAAAAATGAAATGTCAAAGGGGGTCTTTTAGACCCCCTTCTTCATTTCCACTAATTCACTAGTTCACTACTACTAGTTTCTTCGTCTTGGGTGCATCATTCCTTGGACAAGCATTGTCATTATTTCCTCACCCGCTTCTTTGGATTCTTCAAGCTTTACGGCTTTTTCTTTTTCAACTTCACTTTCTTCGGCTCTGTTATCTTTTGGAGTTTCAAATCCAATAACTTTCTTTTTCTTATCTTTACGTTCTTTGGACTTTTTAATATTTTCCAATAGTAATGGTGCATCTTTACCTGACTTTAATTCATATACTTTATTTCGTATAAGTACTGTTATAAAGTCTATTGATGGTTTAATGCCATATTCAATAAATTCTAAAGCTAAATCTTCAGCCTTTATTTGGTCTCTGTATTTATCAGGTATAACAGATTCAATCATGGCTTTAATAATTTCAGTATCCTCTGTATCAAAGTTATATACTCTTTCAATCCTACCTATGCGGTTAATGATTGTTTCAGGTAATCTCTTAGTAGAGTTTACGGTTGCTATTAATACCATGTTGTTTCTGCTGTTAGTACCATCTAAGAAACTTAACATGTCAAGGTCGTCCCCTTTACTTTTTTCATATTCATCAATTAAGATTCCTATAAATCTGTCAGGGTCTTCAATTCTTATCATGTCAATGACTTCGTGTAAGTCTGCAGCAGGTTCACCTTTACTCATAATACATATAGCATTCTTTTCTCTTACTAATACTTCCATTAACTGTCCTGCTAAATATGTCTTACCAGTACCAGGTCCACCGTTAAATATTAATGCTAATTTATGCATTAATCCTAAGTCAATTCTAGCCTCATGTGCTATAGGATCAATAAAGAAATTTATATGTTCCCTTGCTTCTTTGAATACACCTGTGTTTATTTCTTTACCTGATTTGTATCTGTTGTTTAACTCCAGGAATACATGAGTCCCAGACCATGGTGATCTTTCAACTTTTATATTATATACACCTGCCTCTAATGTAGATTTTACATCTGCAGATTTCCTTGGTACAACCTCGTATTTGTTAATTTTATCTTCTTGTACTAAAAACATATGATTTATGATTAAAATTGGGGGTATTGTTACATACCCCCTGTTTTACTTATTTTAAAGCGATTTAAGACACTTTCTTTTTCAAGCATATGGAAATATACCTAAGTTACAGATCGTGTCTCTAAACGCATGTAAATGGCCTCTACGTTAATCATTGCTACATTTAACATCAATGCCATCATAATTAGTGTATGTATATACATAACCTTTAAGCCTTCTCCAATAACTATTTCTAGTATTTTCGAGTTTATTAGTTAATTCATTAGCCTTAAGTACTTCTATAATAGCTTCTTTCCTTGCAGCTCTTTCAACGAATAACTTACGGAATAACTTACGCCAGAAACCTAACTTTTCAGCTTCAGCTAACTTAGTTACAAGCAATTCATTTGCAGCTTTTAACTTTTCAACTTCTTCTAAACGTTTAGCTTCTAATTCGGCCTCAGTCTTATTCTTCTTAATCTTATTCATCTCTTCTCTAAGTTCCTGAATTTCTTCTTTATACTTATTGATTCGATCAAGATTCTTTGACTGAAGATCTTCTATCTCATTAGAATGACGTTTGTCTTTACGTTTTGCTTCGTTTTCTAGAGTTTCAATCTTAATCTCAAGATCAAGTTGTAAATCTTCTAAACTTGCAATAGACTTTTTAGTCTGTTTTTCAACATCTTTCCTGATGTTTGCTAATTCAGAATCAAGGTTCTTGTAAATAGGCTTTCCTGATTTAGTTCTCTTACTTAAAAACTGACCACAATGAGGACAATAAGAACTAGTAGTATTTCCAGTATAGCCACAGTTACTACAGTATTTTTCAGTAATTTGTTCTGTACTGCCAACTATAACCTTTTGCTGATCTTTAGCAAGTTCTAATTCTCTTTCGAGTTCGTGTACTTTAGACTTAAGCACTTCATCTTTGGAGCCTATAGAGATTTGTAGATTTGCAATCTTCTCTGTCAGAGTTAATATCTGATCGTTAAGTCTTTTTAATTCTTGATCTTTCTGAATAAGGATGTCTGTTTTGTTCATTCTTCAATTTGTTTTATAAATTCGCTAATATTAATCTGGCTCTCTATTGCACTAACCAGTTCATCAAATGTGTGATTATCATCAGGTAACACACAGAGACGTGCTGAGATCTCTTCGTTTAACTTTGCTTTTACTTTAATAAGTAACTCACTATTGTTATTAAATTTGGCAATGTTATTTCTTAATACTTTACTTATAATGTAATTAGTTAATTTTTCCACTTTATATATCTTCATATATTAAAAGTTAAGGGGGCATATAGCCCCCTTTTATTATCGTATACCATATATTAATTCTATATAGAATGGTTTTATATAGTATTCTTCTGCATGGTCTATTGTATATTTATTAGCATAGTATTCGTTTGCAGTAAACACTTTGTGTTTATCTTTAAATAATATGCCAAATAAAATGCTGTCTTTATCAGCAGACCAGAAATATAATAATTTTCTTTTATACTTCTCTGACAGTTTAGAATACTTACCATTAATAATTAAATATAGGTCGTCTTTATACTCTTTTGGTATTTCAAATATGTACAGTGCAGAGTTATCTGTGTAACGTATGTTCTTTATAAACAACCCTTCTGTACATAAATTTAAGTCAAAATTATCTTTGACTTCAAATATTATTTTATTATCATATTCTGGTTTATCAAAGATAGACAAATACGTATTGTGAATATTAGGGAATGTGTCTGAATGTTTTATATTATCTTTAAATACCATCGGCGCAATAAAATTTATTGTTGTGCTAAAAGTATCTAAGTAGTTCATTTTATAATTCTTCAGTGCCTACACCATCATAATAAACCTGTGGGTAATCCCATAAGTTATTATCAAAGTGCCATTTTAATTGTTTCATAGTTAGTTCTATTTCGTCTAAACCTCTATTAAGTGTAATTTCCTTTATGGTATACACTTTAATTTCAGTTGGCTCTTTCATATTTATGGCCACTATATAAGTTTCTTTTTTGTAATCATCAAATCCTTCGATTTTTGTTTCTTTAAAATACCACTTAACAGCTAACCAATAGTAAGCCATTTGACGAAAATATTTATATTCAAAGAATTTATCCTTGAATTCTCCAAAAGAATTAGTAGTTTTTAAATCAATTATTTTAATTGTTTTACTATTATGATCTATTATAATTCTATCTAATAATGATTTACATTCAATTCCATTAGGGTATGTCCAATATATTGGGAATTCATTTTTAATAATTAAATTTTCATCATTATTAAATATGTTTTGTTTATCATTATATAATAAATCTCTTACTGTTTTATGTTCCATTAACTTAATTTTTATATCACTAAGTTTATTTTCCATATTTTTAGATAAAACAGTTTTAATAGTAGATATTTTTATTGATTTTATATAGTTTTTAAATTGATTTGCAAGTTTTTCTGCTTTTTCAAGCAGTACCTCATCCTTTTCTTTACTAACATATACATCTTTATATGCTCTTAATAGTAAATCTGGTTTAAGTTTATTTTTATATCTTGCTACATGATCACAAAAGTCTTTTTGTTGTTGACTTTTTGGTGCTTCATAGTCTAAAAACGTATAATTTTTATTAAATTCTTCTGGTTCTAATATAAAACAATGTACTATTTCACCTTTTTCGTATATAAATTTGTTATCTTCCTCTATCTCCTTATCAAACATAAGTTTGAAGTACTTAGGAGATATTTGAAACCATGATAATGATGAATTACTAACCCGTTTTATATCGTAATATTCTTTCATATTACATTATAATCCTATTAACATCCTTTTTTTGGAAAAAATGATATTCGTTGTTCTGGGATAATAATTCATACATTTGTAATTCTTCGTTAAAATCAAATGATTTTACATTGAAGAAGTCTAAAGAATCGTCAATTGTGTCGATTGCTATATGATTATACATCGTATTTAGATTTTATTATTTGTACTACTTCGTCTATATGCTTTTGATTTCTAGGCATAAATACATCTGCATTAATATTTTTAGTTGTTAAATAGTATTTAAACAACTTCCACCTTAACGGAAATGCATCATTTGGATTACCCTTGGTTTCAATTATAAATAATTGACCGCTTGGGTAAGCGCCTACAAAATCTGGGGTATATGTCATACCCTTTATTAAAGCATTAGTTAGCTCGAATTTTTTGTAGTTCTTTCGTTTTATTAATTCATAACATTTGTTTTTGAATACAAAAGATTCTAATAAATCAAATTTAACAGAATTATAGGTAAAATTTATTGATAATTCTTGTAGTCTTTTATAGCAATATAATTCTAATTTGCTTTTAAAAGTTATACCCTTATATTCAAGAGGTGTAGCATTACGAACTTTTTTATTTTTACTCTTGTTCATCTAACAACTCTTTTAACATTTCCAAAGCAGTTTCTTTATCAAACTCTTTGACAAAATCGCTTATATCTTTTATTTGATATAAGTCAAGGTATTTTTTAGGTATAAACTTTATATTTAATGAATGTTTTTCTGATAATTTTTTTGCACCTTGTATACCACCATCATCATAATCAAATAATATGATTATGTTTTTAAACCTTATTTTTAGATGGTCTATTATTATTTGAGGTATACCAGACAATTCGCTTTGTGGGGCGATGGCATTAAATCCAAGTGTTTTTAGTACTATGACATCTTTTAAAGACTTTGTTATGATCAAAAGATCTCCTGTACCTTCTAATTGTTCTAAACCTTGTATATCATAAGTTGAACAATTGTTTCGCCATTTTTCTAGTTTTCTAGAAAATGGCCTATATATCTTGAATTTATTGTATATACTATAAGCATACATTGGTTCCTTGTCTGTGTAAGTAAATGATTGATTACCATTTACCCAAAATGTGTGTATAGGAAATATTTTATATTCTTTTAATAAGTCTTTTGATATACCATATTTTGACCAGTATTGTATATCTTTGTCTGTAAAATTTTTCCTTTTAACTTCTATTATATTCTCTTTATTTGTTCGGACTTCTATGTTCTTGATTGTACGCCTTAACGATACTGGCTTTTTTATAACTACATCCTGCCATACTTTTTTTAAAGCTTGCCCATAATTTAACTCATATAGCTTCTGTACTAAATTTATTATATTACCTGACTCCCCTGTCGCAAAGTCACGATATTTTAATATACCGTTCTTACTTCTATACAGGGACCAAGAAGGATGCTTGTCCTTACGTAAAGGAGAACTAATAGGCTTGTTTATTTTTACCTCTTTATCTAAGTAATAACAATAGATATAATAATCATCTATAATTGATAATATTTTATCAAATGTGATGTTATTTTCTACTTCTCTAGTGTTATACATTTTAGTGTAATAAAAGGGGCCGAGTATTAGTCAGCCCCTTGAGATATATTAGAAAGGTAATTCGTTTTCGTCTTCTGGTTCCACATCAGAGATATCTACTTTAAAAGGATTTTCAGTGGTAGGAACTCTGTCGGGAATGTCTTTCTTCATTTTATCAATTGATAAAATTTCAAGACCTGATTTTTCTACGTCCATGCGTTCAATAAAAGGAACATATTTTGGTAGAGCGGTAAAGTTCTTATTTGAATAAACAACTTTTATTCTAACTTTCTTACCTTCAAACTTGCCTTTTAATAGGCTAATTACTTTCTGGCAAAACTCTTCAAAAGTTTTAACATCTATTGTGAAGTCATCTTCTGATATGAATTTTGTTGCAATATGCTTAAGTCTTTTAATCTGATTAAGCTTTTTGTTTTCTAGAATATTACCATCCCTGTCCTTGGGTTCATATTCTGTGTGAGTTAATAGTTTACCTTCTTTTTCAAAAGTAAGTACTAAAAACGGATTGTTATTTGGACTAATTTTATATTCTATAGATTTTAGTTCAACGTTGTCATGAATCCCTACATCTAAGAAATTTGCCTGTCTTGCTTCTGAATTGACAGACTTGTTTACAATATATGACATATTATACTCCTGAATTATTTAATATTTTGTTTACTTTGGCAATAAATAACGAATAATCGTTCTCCATTTTCTCTTGACTTTCATCATCAAGAAACATGGGTGGTGTTTTTGCAGAACTCTTTCCATCAGAGTTAAGTGTAATAAAATAATTACGCTTTTTATCTACAACGTTCATATCTGCATAATGTACTACAGTAAAGTCTTTCTCAACAAAACCTTTCCACTCTTTACCTTTTACCATGATACGTTTTTCAATAGCACCTTCATCTGTTTCAACCCATTCATAATGGGCTGTTACAACAAGATGTTTATTATAATTCTTTACTACGTATAACAGTTTACCGATTTCTTCATTATAAAAATTCCAGACATCAAAACCTCGTTTTGTGTCTCTGGCTGTCTTTAAAACACTGTCAAGATAAGCCGAAAAACTATCTAGTATTACGACTTTTATCTCCTTGTTTTTTGCATATTCGATAAGTTTCTGATAACATTCTTGCCAACTTGTAGGAGCACTATAGTGTTTGAAGCGATTAATAAATGGCAACGGTTTATTTTCCATATTTACGAAACCTGTTGTATCAGGGTCCATATTTCTAAATGCCATTGTCTTACCTCGCCCAGACATACCAACTAATGCAAATTGATATGCTGTGGTCATTCTTTTTTTACTTATTAAAATTTATTAATAAGTTGTAACACACCGAACTACTAACTGATATTGCTCTTGGGTTTCCTTGCGGAACCTCAGTGGTATCGGTGTTCTTTTGGACGGAACTTTGATTATAATTCGCACCTGCGATAACTGTGTGTTACAACTCATTTGTTTACTAAACTATTTATTTAGTCAGATACTTACGTCCCCAACGGTCTTCCTTAACAAAGTATTTGTTTCCGCCAATGTAAACAAATTCATTACCAAAGAAATCGACATAAATATCATATTGGTTGTAACCAACTTTTACCCAGTTATCAAAGATAGTTACCTTCTCTTCACATACATCATTTAAGAGTATGGCTAAAGGCACATAACTTTTTGGGTGCTTTTTCGACACAGTAACATCAACGTTAATTTCAGTTACTCGTGGCTCATCTTCATCATCAACGGCGATGTATCTTTCGTCGTTTGCAGCAACGTATTTTCCTAACCTTTTTAAAATCTTGTCAAAATCGTTAATAAGATCATACGCTTTAAACTGGCGTCCATCTAAATGATCAAGGTTGTCAACGTTAGTTTCAACTCTATAATCATAGTCAATAGTTCCATTGCAATCACCAAATACTATAAGGTCTCCCTTATAAATATTCTTCAAACTCCTCTTGCGAAGAATCTTAGGTTGCTCGCTTAAACCGAACCTGTTAATTTCTTTTGTAAGTCTCCTTACATAGAAACCATCATTATTATCACTGTTTAATACAACAAATGATTTTTCTTTCTTAACTTTTTTGCTCTTGTTATTTGAACTTAAACAAGGAATTATACGCTCAACTGCGTTTGATAAATTTGATAATTTTAAATAATTTTTCATGTGATACCTTTCTTTTTAACCTCTCTTATACTCTTCTATAGAATTGTATTTGAGATTGTTAACAAATGTTAATATTTTGGGTTCACCTTCCCGATTTTTTAGAAAATGCATATAAACCATATCTCGTACAGGCAAACCGCTTGGATAGTCTTTTGTACCTGGTCCATAATCATTTATTCCTATTAATTCGGGTCTATGTAATACAACAACATAATCAGAAGTTTGAAATATAGAATCACTACCGAAAATATCTTTACGCATTGGATAATGCATATTTCTATTTGCGATTCTCTCACTGCTTTCAATATCTCTATTCATTTGGCTAATCTGTATAATTGTAGTTTTACCTACTTTTTTAGCTTCAATAAATACCTTTTGTAGCTCGTGTAATATACCCCTTTCCCTATCCCCAGAGGAACCCCTGGTTAATAAAGTGTGATCGAGTATAACCAATAACCACTTATTATGAGCTATTGAATATTGAAAGTGTTTGATTGTGTCCCGTATTTCATCAACAGTACCAGGACTATCTACGTAATAAATAGGGTATTTGCTGATTACTTCTGCATGTTTTTTAATGAGATTTACATCATCTTCACTTAGTTTGTCTTTTGTATTTTCCGTACCAGTGTACAGTTCACTGGTAGTTCTTCTCATTTTGTAAGATAGTTTACGTCCTATCTGACGAGAACTTAACATTTCAAAACTAAACGATAGTACTATTAATTCTTCTTCTTTATTCAAGTCAAATAAATCTGTTTCCAGACTATTGACGAATGAAGATTTACCAGAACCACTAATACCTGCAATGGTGTAAATAACATTAGGTTCAATACCGCCCATACACGTTCTATTAAATTTCTGCCACCGAGTTCTTAACGACTTGCTAACTCCTGTTCGTCTGTTATCAATATACTTTAGTATTTCGGTAGTAGGCTCTTTAATATGTTTATATTGTAGTATGTTATTCAATGTCTGTTCCATAGCCAGTTAAATTTTCATTTTGAGTAGAGACTTGACCCCCTCGGTCAGCGTCTGCATATACTTTCCATGCTTCTGATGAGAGCCACGCTGGCATACGTTTCATAAAAGCTAATTGACCTCTACGAGAGCGGTCTTCAACTTCTAGTTTTAAACATTTCATTAATAACTCGTGTTTTTTTAAATCTGCACCTACAATATTGCGGTATAAAAGGTTGCTTCGCTTATGATCTACTCTTAAATAATCGTAATTACCGTCTGGTCGTAAAACTCTAACAGGAAACGCTTTATACAACTCCTCAAAGGAATCTAGTTTAGACTGAAAAAGATTGACAAATTTATCGGTAACTTCTATGGATGTTAGTATTGCATTTACATTGGGCGGATTCTCAATAAATTGAGTTTCATAAAGATGTTCTAAATCTTCTGTAATTTTATTTAGAGTAGATGAAGCTCTTAAATATCTTTCCAAAAGTTTTAATTCACCTTCATAAGCAAGCTTTAATATTACATATTGGTGAACGGATATTCTACATTCTGTTAAATACTTTAAATCTACTTCTATTATCATTATGTTTTAAGTTTAATAGGTAGAATATTTGATACAGAATGAAAATGTTTGTTATTTTTTTAATACCCGTATAAATTTTATTTTGTTATTTTTGATTGTTATTACAGATTTAAAAACTATTTCTTTGTGGGAATGTAGTCTTTGTAATCTGTCTACTGTAGTATTCATTTTGAATACTTCTTTTAGTGCATCAACTTTATCTGTAATAGGTAATACCCCAAATAAAGGGTATAATTCATCTATTAAATCTAAAGCTAATCGTAGTTCTTTACTGGATGGAGAATTTGTAGGTATAAAGGATATTGTATCCATTATATCGAAATCATTATCATATTCTAATAACAGTAATTTGTTATGTGGATAATCTTCTGCAAATTCTATAAAGCTGTCTATATAATAGGAACATAACATATTATTCTGTATTTATGTTTAATGTTTTATTACAATGATAAATAAAGTTTCCATCTAAACTCCATATCCCTTTTACTTTGGTATTACTATTTATCATTATAATTTGTAAATTGTCATCATCTAGATGCCATATAAAATCAGGATTATTCAGAAAAAAATTACATTTACTTTCCATATTTGTAAAATGAATATTTTCTTTTTTTATTCCTAACTTATTTACAACTTCAAATAAATCCTCGTGGTTACATTCAAAAGAATATTTACTTGGATCTTCATATCTACTTGTAACAATATGTACTTCTATTCCCTCTTCCATTAGTTTCTTTGCATAATTTTGTATACTTTGAAACTCTAAGGTATTGTCAAAATCGAAACTAACTTTTTTCATTTTAAAATAGAGTTAATTGTGGATTAATAATTAAATCAATAATCTTTTGTGTATTATTAATGTAATAACTATAATCTATATTATAATGTAGCATCCGCATACTTTCATTTGCAGATTCCCAATAATTATTAAATATCATTACTTTTTTATTAACTTCATAATTATTAGTTTTATCTTCTTCATTACAAGTTTTTAGTAATACACCACCAGTTGTTGATACATAATACCTTACAGATCTTTGTAGTATTTCTTTACTATATATGCCATTTTTTATTGTGTGAAATTCATTTGTAAATTTATCGTCTATCCTTTTGGCAATACAAAAATCATTAATATCTTTGTGTTCTGTTATTGTTTTTGTTATAGGTATATTATGTATAAAATAATCATATAGTGCTATCGATATTATTGGTTTATCCCAACCTCTATTTAATGGGTCTGTACCATTATTAAACTCTTTTGGTGTGGTTTTAGTAAATACCCCTTTTTCTTTAACTTTACCATCTAGTTTTACTGCTAGGTAATTATTAACATCTCTACGAATATACTTTTTATAGTAAGTATATTCTAAAGTATACCCAGTTTCTTTTTCCCAAGTTTCACAAATCTCTTTATATAAATTTTCATTATCAATTAATGTTATAATACCATCTGTATTGGCAGATATAACTTTAAAACCTGCCTTTACAATTTTTTCAATCAACATTAACACATATAATTGTCCATTTATTGTGATTTGCAAATTAACTAGTGGGTCATATAGAAATGAATATTTGTTTCTTGTCTTACCAATAGCTGCATTCATTATTAGTTTTAATCCCTCTGATTTTGTTTTATTATTTCTACTCTTTTCTATTAATCTGTCATCTCTAATTTGCTTAAATTTCTTTAAGAATTTTATACCAAGATGTTCTGGTGTACATTTATGATTTATCATAGTTGTTGGATACATGCTACCTATATCTGCATCAACTATTGACATATTTTCATTTGCTTCAAACAAACCTGGTTCGTCTTCGGAATGAAGTCCCCCAATACCAAGTTTATATGTTACACCATCAAAGATTATTTTTTTAGAAAAGAATGGTTGGTCTTTGTAATATATGTGTTCTTTAACCTTTTCTAATAATTCATTTAGTATTAAAGAATCAAAATGCACATCATCAAATACCACCCAGTCAAACTTAATAAATTTACGTTCTGTTCGTAAATCTCTAAAATCTTTAGGTTTTAAACCCGTTACTTCTGAATAGAATTTTTCTAGTAGTTTATCGGCTATACCTGTATCAGATTCATTATATAAGTTTACTTCATAAATTTTAGACAATTCATGTCTAAACTTTATTGCATTTTTTAAATGCTCATATAACCTCTCTGTTATTAATACATCATTTAAATTATAATTTGCTATTAAATCTATTTGGCTCTTATCTACAATACTTGTATTATAAATAGGCATATCTTGTAATTTATGCCATTTAAGAGATACGCCAAGTAGTTTTAATGATTTTTTATATCTGCCTATTTTCATCAAATCAATTGATTTAAATGGTAGATTATACTTGTATTCAGATAGTTTGTCAAATATTATTCTATTTGATAATGCATTTATATTTCTGGTAGAAATATAACTTGCTTGTGTACTTATATCAAATGAATTAATATATATATAATTTAATATCTGATTATCATAATTAAATGAGTTATAGCCTATAAACCACGAAGAGGAATTATCAAATATAAACTTGATTAACTCCTCTCCTTGGTTAATATCTTCAAATATGATAAATTTTTTAATTTCTTGAGATTTTGGATTTTTGAAAGTAACCATGAAATAATTTTCAAAAGTTTCTATATCATAGATCCATATCATATTTTAAAAATTAAAAAGGAGAGCAGTACAGGCTCACGCAGAGTTAGTCTTACTCTCCTTTTGTTGTTTTTCTGTCTGTTTCTCTTTCTCCTGTTGCTCCTGAAGCAACTTCATATTCTTCTTTATTATTCTTCTTCGTTCACACAGTTCCGATGGATACTGCTTGGTTATTATGGTCTTATATGTTATACGTGGATACCTGTAAAAAGTTTCAATTTTATCAACTAATTCTACAAATATTTTCTTGTATATTTTGCCTTCAGAATTCTTCAAATAAGCATACTTCGGTATCTGTATTTTACATTCAACCTTTTCTGCTTGTGTGTCTGCTATTTCCATCTCACCGTGATATTTTTTACCAGATTTTATTGGTTCATATCTTATATTTTCAACTTGCGGTTCGACTTCAATAATTTGACGTTTAGAATGTCTGTCATATAAAGGAGTAGAGCGATGTTTAATTGGTTTATCTATACCAACTAATTTCTTGTTAATTGTAACATACTTGAGTGGTAGAACTTTCTTTTGTTCTACTTTTGGAATAAATGAATTTGTAACTATTTCATTACCTTCTTCATCTTTTGTAGAAAATGGCTTATCACTCCAATATAAATCTTTTTCTGCTAAGTCTATATTGTGATATTTTTTCCACTCAACTTTTTTGCAGTAATCATAATGACTACCAGTTGTTACTAATTTAAGGGCTTCGGATTTTGTAATGCGTTCTATTTCCCCTGTATTTAAATCTTTAACGCATACAAGTTTTTCCTTCTTCTTTTTCTTTACATCTGGTCTGTTAGGTCTGTTAAGTTTTGGTATTTGTTTTTTCTTTTCAGCCGGCTTTGCTGGATTATCCATCCATGCATATATTTTTACCTTTTTTGTATAGGGTTTACCATCTTTAGTTATAAAGATTTTTTCCCCTTCACCTATAAATACTTGTTTTCTAGGTGCAATTGGAATTTGATGATTAGGCCATTTACCCGTAGTATGTTGTGTATTTCGTTTTTTATCTTCTACAGATGTTGGTTCCAATAAATATTGCCATAAAAAATCATAACCACATGGGGAAGGTTCTGGATCATTTAGCCCTAATAGCCAACGCCAATCTTGATTAAAATCTCTCCACCATTGATTAACTTCATTTGGTAATTTAATCCATGCTTTATATAGAAAAGTTCCATATATCAAACGTCGTTGCATTACTCCATTAACAATGACTCGATGTTCAAATTCATCACCAACTTTTGGTAATACAGTTACTCTTAAATGTAATGGTTTCTCTATACTTTTTTTAGATTTAGGGTCATATGATCTGTAATTATAATTAATAGTACGTATTGCATAATTACCTGTTTCTTGACCTGGCAGTAAAAATGTTAAAGGTTTTGTCTTAAGCATTTCCTTTAATGTACAAGTTGGTATTGCTAAACCATCTCTATACATTACTCTTTCTGCTTGAGTTTCTTTTTTTAACTGTACTTTTAAAGACAAAGGTATTCTAATATGACTCTTGCCTTTCTTTACAGTTTTTATTTTAATACATTTTCTAGTATCCTTAGTTCTACCACGGATGTTAGAGGTCTTGCATTTCAAAACATGCTTTCTTGCATATTTTTTCTTCTTCTTATATTTTGTCATAATGAATCTTCTTCGTATTATTAATACTCCAATTCAAAATATGTAAAAGTAAGGGGGCTATTAACCCCCTACTCCTATCCTACGAAAGGTACTTCTTCTGCTTCAGATATAATAAATTGTATATCTGGGGCTAATTCAAGATTATTCAATTTTTCCTGAATCTCTTCTTTTCTTTCAAGTAATTGAGTTTTACGACTTACATAAAACTCTTTGTTTAAATATGCTTGAGCTCTGTCTAGTTCATTTACACGAACTTCAATATCAAGTAATTCTTTGCGTGTTTTTTTATTTGTTGACATTTTGTTATGATTTATGTATGATTAATGTTAAGCCCAGTCTGTTAATATAATTGGGCAATTCCATGTATATCCACGTTTTTTGTCTAATAATTGGAATTGCATTTGGGGTGATTCTGGAGTAAATCCATATGCCCTACCCATTTCATTATATCCTATGACTGAACCGTTTATTCTAACTTTATTGCCACATAAATATTGATGCCAGTGGCCTATCCACGCCATATCAAATGGCAATACTGTGTTTTCTCTATGAATCCATTTCTTTAACGGTACTTCTATGCCGCCAATACCGCCTTGATATTGGAAATGATTACCATGTGAGAATTTATTAATTTTACCATATATATTATAATATGTATATGGCGATTCATTAATTACAAATGTAACGTTTGTATACCCTTGTTCTTTAAAATAACTTTGTAAATGACTATACATAATATATTCGAAAGAAGTTGAAACAGAATTTTTGAATTGGTTCTTTTTTGTTATTCTTCCGTGATTACCTGTAGTACATATAACTATTATTTCTTTTAAGTTTTCATATTCTGCAAGAGTTTTAATTCCACGAATAAGTAACTCTTCGGCTAATAAAGTACCTTGAATAGGGGTCAATCTATTTGTTTGTACTAATTCTTCATGTATCCAACCTGATATAAAATCTCCAACTAAATGTAAAACTAAATTGTTAATTTTTATTCCAGATCTTGTATATACCCTTAACATATAAATTAATCTAGAGAAAAATTTTTCAGTTCTTATTTTAGCTATTTCTGGATTATATTTATTTAACCCATTAGTTATATCAGGATTTACTATTTCATCTACATGAAGATCCCCAAACTGTGATATAGCTGTACATTCCTCTTTTAAAGATTTGTTTTCTTTAATAGTGAATTTTTCCAGACTAGTTACATTTTGAACTGATACAGCCGTGATATTATCTAAAGCTTTTTTTACTTTTTGATATTCTTCATTGATTTTTTGAAGAGCTTTTCTATCTTGTCCTCTTGTGGTTGATGCCATTTATGCTGATTTTTTAAGTTGTGATTTGTGATATTTTTTACAATTCATACCATCCCTTAAATATTTTTTACCATTGTGGAGATTTATTTTAAATATCTCCCTGTCAATTTTGCGTAATCGTTTCTTTGACATTTTTGGTTCATAACATAAAAGAAATAGTATATGAGTGTTCTTTAAATAAAGAGTCTTTTTTGTAGACACTTTATTCTTATGAGGTGTTCCGTGTATAGGGTCACCAGATATTGTATCATATCCTATTATACGTAACCTGGGTTTAATGCGTACAACTTTTTTAGGTTTTATAGGCAATTTCCCTAAATTGATTTCCTTACGAACTTGTTTGATCATTCGTAAATTCTGTTGATTTTGTTGTCTTCTTAAATTCATGTTTTAAGATTTTATATGTCGATAGTATGTATCAAATAATATGAATAAATGAAAAGGGCTCCATTACAGAGCCCTTAACACAATTAAATATTTAAACCTAACTTGCTTAGATCTTCAGATACTTCTATTGATACCTCCTTTGTATTAAAATTAGAAAGTTTTGTTCTAATCTCGTTGATGTCTTTATCGATTGTTGCGATTTTATCATCTATTCCGGATTTATCTAATTGAGCTTTATCCGATGCTTTTTCCTTGACATTCAATAAGAACTTCTTTTTTCCATTAAGGTTGGACAGTTTATAGATGTAATAATTGTTAGTTTTTCCATCTTCGTGTTTGCCCTTATTAGCTTCTTGAATAGTTTCTTTGATTGGTATCAAAGCTTCTTCAGCTAGTTGGATAGTCTCTAACGACTTTTCAACTTTCATTTCTGTGTTATTATAATTTAACACATATTCTTCTGAATTTTGGATAAGCTTTTCAAGCGAGTCTTTGATTTTTATTATTGTTGATAATTGTACTCTTTTTTTCATACTTATTTGATTTTGAAATAAAACAGCCTGTTTGTTTTATAATCTACATACCAAGCGATTAGATTTTATTCCAAAGTAATCAAAAAGTGCTAAGCAGTATTAAGAATAGCAGAAACTTTATTCCAATAGTCTATTGTTTTAGGTCCCTTACCGTTCCAGTCTTTTGCAGCCTTTTCAAATGATTTTTGAGATATTTGATTACCTCTCCAATCATGGTCTGTAAAATACAGAAATACTTCTTTAGCCTTATCAAAATCATACATGT